GCGCGTCCGGTACGATTAAGGTTGTCAACAACTTTAGAGAAATAACATCCGCCAGCACTGGAGTTGATTTTCCTGGCGCTAACACGGTCGTTTTTCTTGACTCGTATTTCATAATCAACAATCCTGGCACTAAACAGTTTTGGCTGTCAGGGCAGTACGACGGGCTATACTGGGATCCTTTGCAATACGCCAGCAAAGAGGCGTACACGGATGATCTGCAAGCCGTAACGGTGGACAACGGCAACTTGGTTTTGCTTGGCGCTATATCTCAAGAGTATTGGCAAAACGACGGCGGCTTCCCGTTCCCATTGTCACGTATAGCCGGTTCACCCACTGACATTGGCATCGCGGCTCGTTGGTCAATGGCTCGATGCGGTGGACAGCTATTCTATCTGGGACGCACGCGACGCGGTGGATTGTCAGTCGTTAAAATTCAAAACTACCAGCCTGTTGTGGTTTCCACGACTGACCTTGACTATTTGTTTAGCCAATACAGTAACCCAGGGGATGCAATAGCGTTTAGCTATCGCCAGAATGGACATGAGTTTTATCAGATTTCATTCCAGCAAGAAGGCTTAACGTGGCTGTATGACGATACAACTGAGGTATGGTCAAAACTGCAATCAGGCCATGACACGCGTCACTATGGGAATCGCGGCACTCAGTTTATCAATCAAGCAATAACTGCCGATTATCGAAACGGCAAATTGTATTATCTTGACCCTGAACACTTCACCGATAATGGCGAGGAAATAGCGCGAGAACTGATAACACCTCACTTTTTTGCGGCTGATTCATTCAACAAGTTACATATTTACCGACTACGGCTTGATATGGAGCAAGGCACCGGCTTAGTGACTGGTCAAGGCTCAAATCCTCAAATAATGTTGCAGGTCAGTCGTGATGGTGGATTCACGTATGGTAATGAGATGTGGACTTCATTCGGGCGCATGGGTGAATATAACAAGCGTGCTGAATGGCGTAGGCTTGGCGTATCGCGTAACTTTGTTTTCAAATTTAGAATCACTGACCCTGTAAAAGTGATCTTGATTGCAGCGGCGGCAATGGCAACTCAGGCGGATAAGTAGCATGGCATCATTAGCGGATTTATACGGCAAAGCAAAAGCAACAGCGCGTCAGATACCTGCAAACTTGCGTCAAAGTGGCAAAGGTTTAGCATCGTGGGCAGTTGATCCGTATGGAGAAGCGCAGCGCGTTATGGGCGAATATGGCGCAATGACACCGGAACAGCGTCAAGGATTGGTTGACACAGCCGTTGATCTGTTCGGTGGCGTTGATGTTGGTCCAGTCGGCGCAATCAAAGCCTCACATGGCTCACCGCATCTTTTTGATCGTTTTGACTTTAGCAAAATAGGCACCGGTGAAGGCGCTCAAGCGTACGGGCATGGGGGATATTTTGCTCAGGGGTTTGATAGTCCGATTGCAAAGGAATATCAAAAAGCAAATCGCGATCAAAGCGCGGGAGCCATTGCCAATAAATTCTTAACTGCTTGGGGTGATAAAAACACTGCACAAGAAAAACTTGCGCAACTTATTGAAAGGAAAAAACCTGATTTTGTTGCAAGTTATTTGAAACCATATGAAGATGCGTTGCAAATGATTAAAAGCGGCGATAATACAGCGTTAGAAGGCGCACTTTACAACGTCGAACTCAAATGGCCCGATGCAGCTAGAGAAGCGGCTGATCCGTTAGGGGAGCAGCATTTGCTTGATTGGCATGCGGCGTTGAATGAGCAACCTATAAATGCTCAAAATGCTCTAAAATCAATGATTAATGATGTTCTAAAAAACGATTTTGATTTATCAAGAGCCAATAGAGATTTAAGCCAAGCTTTTAATGTTGGCTCAACAACAAGAATGGACGCAATAAATGACATAATAAAAGAGTATCCACACCTTACATATAAAAATGGCTCGCTTTATGAGAGAAGTGGAACAAAAATAGATGACAGAGCAATTGACGAATGGATAGAAAATAAATTTCCAAAAGGTTATCAAAATTTTGGTCAATTATATAGAGACTTATCTCATGTAATTGGAAGTGATGCGGCAATTTCTGGAACATTAAACAATTGGGGCATCCCAGGCATCAAATACTTAAACGCATCATCACGAGGCACCGGAACCGGCTCCCGCAACTACGTTATGTTTGATGATAGATTCCCCAACATAGTCACCCGTAACGGCGTTAGTTTAACTGATTTGCTAAGAAACAAATGACATTCCCTCAGCCACCATTCCAATCTATTGCTACCGACGCTAACGGCATAATGAAGCCGGTATGGAAGCAATGGTTTGACCGTGTGCAAACGATTCTTTCGGCAGTCATGGGTAACGGCGCAACAATTGACCGTCCCACTAAGTACGCTTTCATTGGTCAACCGTACTTCGATACCGATCTTGGCCAGCCTGTATTTTGGAATGGTACGACGTGGATCACGTGGGCAGGCCCAGCCGCACAAAAGGCATACGGTCAGTTCTACGATAACTCTGACCAATACGCGGCTAACACTACAACGGCTTATCCTGTCGAACTAGATACCATTGACGGGCATTATAACGTCACTGTTGTGGCTCTAACCCGCGTAACATTTGACGTTGCAGGAGTGTATAATTGCCAGTTTAGTATTCAGTTTGTTAGCACTGAAAACAATGCAAATCAACCGTCAGAAGTTAACATTTGGTTTAGACTTAACGGCGTTGATATTATTGAAAGCAATAGCCAGTACACAATCCCGAATAAACACGGAAGTCATGACGGTAAACTGATTGCGGCGTTAAACTTTATTCAAGCGGTCAATGCTGGCGATTATATTGAATTGATCTGGCAAACTGAAAACACTAACATCTCAATTCAAACCTTACCGGCTGGCACAACACCAACAACACCGGTGACACCCAGCGTTATATTCACAGCGATTCAAATCTGAGGTCAGACATGTTGAAAAAAGGATGCAGCAAGGAAACCATAGCCAAGAATATCAAGACTGAGGTGAAAGCTGGAAAGCCGGTTAAGCAGGCCGCTGCGATTGCTTACAGCATGGCGGGTAAGTCTAAGCCTAGTAAAAAAAAATGAGCAACGCGCTTCAGTTAACACCTAAACAAAAGATTGCATCTTTGTTGGCGATGATGCAATCCAGTTATGAAAATAACTCACTGGTAGAAACTGACGTACCGATTGAACATTATCACGCTGCAGGACTGTACGGGCGCAGAATGTATTCTCCCGCCAATACGCTAATCATTAGCAAGGTGCATTGTTCACAACAATTTACTATTGCGCTCAAAGGTAAATGTCGCGTGTTGGATCAAAACGGCAACAAGTATGATATTGAAGCGCCGTCCGTGTTTGTGACTGAAAAAGGCACGCAACGCGCAATCTATTGCTATGATGAAGTTGAATGGATAACGGTTCATTCTAGTGATTCAACTGATATAGATGAAATTGAATCTAAGATATTTTGCGATAGTTTTGAGGAATTTGACTCTAAAATGAGTATTCACGAATTGATTACGGCGGAGCATTGACATGGCAGGAATAATCACAGCGGCTGGTATTGCTGCGGCGGGATCATTAGCTGGCGCTGGAATTAGCGCCGCTGGTGCATCTGCTGGTGCGGCGCAACAAGAAAAGATTGCAAAGCAACAAATGGCATATCTTCGTGATATGTACAACAAAAGCGCAAGCAATCTCAATCCGTATTTGAGAACGGGGCGGCAAGCTACAAAAGCATACCGCGAACAGATGAAGGGTTGGGCCGATCCTGAGCAGTATGCACAATATCAGACTGACCTGAGCCAATACCGCACACCGTACACCATGGAACAGTATCAGCAGTCTCCGCTGTATACGCCGATGGTGCGCAATTTGGCGGAACTGCAAGCCACTCCAGGTTATCAATTTGAACTTGAGCAAGGTTTGCAAGCTTTAGGACAAGGTGCAGCGGCTCGCGGTGGATTGCTTTCTGGCGCTCAACAAAAAGCCGCCATGAAATACGGGCAAGGCGTTGCTTCTACTGGCTTTCAAAATGCGTGGGAACGCGCACAGCAGGCTTACGGCAGAGCGTTTGAGCAGAATCTTAGCCAGCAGCAGCAATATGGAACCTCGCAATTACAACAAAATCAACAGAACTACGCGCAACGGTTAGGCTCACGCGGGCAAGCAGCTAACATCTATGGCGGCGCGGCTACTTTAGGCGCTGAATCAGCGGCTAATTTGGGACGCATAGGAACCGGCACAGCGGCTGAAATGGCAGCGCCGTATAGGTCACTTACAGAAGCGAGTGGCGTCGGCGCAATGGCCCCGTATGCGGCCATAGGCGGCATTTTATCTAACGCTGGATCAATCTATAACGCTGGTCGCGGCATTTACGACGCCACTCAGAATACTGGTGCAATCAGCGGTAGCACTCCCAATAACCAGTTGCCTTGGGCAATCCGCGGCAATAACTGGCAATACGTTTAATAAACAATTTAGAGTACAAAAATGGGCGATTTAACTGAATTGTATAGTAACCTGTTAAGCCAAGCCGCTGACCCGATGCGCGGTTATCGCGCCATGCAAGAACAGCAAGTACGCGATGTGGAAGTGCAAGACAAACTTAGGCAGTTTGAATCAGGTCAACAATTGCGTGAATTGTTTCAGCGTAGCGCAAACCCGAACCTTTCTGAAATCGGCGCAATTAGCCCTGAATTTGCTCAGAAATACGGCAAAAGTCAGTTTGATATGATGCAGCAACAAGCTGATATGCAAAACATTGCAAGCCAAATGGAGGAACGGCAACGCAGGCAATTATATGAAGAATCTAAAATAAGAGCGCATACCTTTGCACCGATTGCAGAGCAATATAAACGCGATGTAACAACCATGGGCGAACAACAGGCGCGTGCAAAATATAATGCTGAGATTGGCAGAACTATTGCCGGATTGGAAAAGTCAGGCATAAAAATGCCGAAAAATTTTGATCCTGAAGAAGCGACTCCAGACGCAATTTTAAATGCAGCTATTGGCTTTGATTATAAATCGCCCTACATGGAACAACAGGCGGCTATTGCAAAAGAGTCCGGTATGCGTGAGTTGCCAGAAACTTACATGACTCCGCAAGGCCCGATGATAAAGCCTGGCATTCCAAAACAAGGCGCACCGGCATTGCAACCCGCTGAAATCCCGCAAGGCGCACGATCTGAGGCGCTTACGGATTCAGAGTTTCAGATGATGCAGCAACAGTTTCAAGCATTGCCAAATGGTAGCCCTGAAAAAGTCAGGATCGGCGCTATGTTGGCTGATGCGGTTAACAAACAAAGGCTACCCTCCGGCCAGTTTATAACGCCAGAACAGCGTCAAGAAAGGGAACGCAAGGCTAAGGTTGAAGAAACCACAGCAATTGAAGAAGCTAAAAGCGCAGCAGGCAAAAAAGAAACAGCAGAAACCAAAGTTTCAACGCTAGAAACATTGCCGCCGATTGAATCAATTAACGATTTGATTGATAAGTCCATGTCTAGCGGTTTAGAAGCTAGAGTGAAAGGCATTACATCGGGTGAATTTGGCAGACAGGATGAATCCTTTACGGCTACGGCTGAACTGCAACCCATTCAAGCGCAAATTAAAGGATTAGCCAAGTCATTAGTTGGCGCTGGTGCTATTTCCGATTATGAGCAGAAAATGATGGAAGGCGCAGCGGGTGCAATTGCTGATCCTCGCACACCAACGGAAGCACGCAAGGCGGCGTTGCGTGTGGTTTATGACATCAATCAAAAAGCCATAGCAAAATATCCGGATCTTTTACAAAGATTAGAACGCTCTAAAACAGCATCCGGCATAGCAATCGGCACTGTTAAAGATGGTTATAAATTCAAAGGCGGTGATCCTGGTGAAGAGGTCAATTGGGAGGCAGTTCAGTAATGGCTAAACCTTGGGAACAATACAAAACTCAATCAACCGGCCCTTGGACGCAATATCAACAACCGTCCGTTGAGCCATTGCCGAAACCAGAATATCAACCCAGCAAATATGAGTTTCAGGTTGATATATCGTCTCCGCGCAGTGATACCACAATGGAGCGGATAGGCAAAGGCGCTTTGATTGGCCTTCGCACAGGCGGCAAAGGATTGAAAGGCTTGATGGCAGGTTTTATTCCTGGCGCTGAATTAACGCCGTCTGATATTGCTGAACTTGACCGGATGAAGGCTTATACAGCAGAAGCCGGATGGCCAGCCGTCCTCGGTCAAACGCTTGAGCAAATACCGCAATACGCAGCAGCAACCAGTCTTGGCCCTGCTTCAATGATTGGGCGTGCGGCCAGTTCTGGCCTTGTCGGCGGATTGTTAGCGCCTGAAAACAGAATGACAGAGGCAGGATTAGCCGCTGGCGGATCTATGATTGGCGAAGGTTTAACCGGCATGGCAGCAAAAGCAATGCGCGGCCCAGTCGCTCAGGAATATGTCAAGCCGTTATGGGAAAAGGGCGTTAAACCAACTCTAGCGCAAGCGTTAGGCGGTGGGTGGAAAACAGCAGAGGAAAAGTTAACATCAGTTCCGTTGGTTGGTTCAGCAATTGAAAAGGCGCAAAGACGTTCACTTGAATCGTTTAACACAGCATCATTGCAAGGCGTTATTGATGAACTCAATACGGGATTGCAATCAACATCATCCTCAACCGCTGTCATGTCTCCACAGTTGCAAGGATTGGCGCAAAAGTTTACTAACATTGGCGACATTGAGCCAGGCTCTAAAGGCTTTGAAAAAGTCTATAAAGCCGTTGGCGATGTTTACAATGATCTTGCTAAAAATTCATTTGGCGAATTAACTCCAGAGTTGCAGGATTCTTTTTTGCAATTGCGTGATATGGCGGGACAGATTGAGCCAAAAGCGCAATCAAAATTTGATGCGTTGTTGAAGGATACTGTTTTAAGTAAAATCAAAGATGGTCAGCGGATACCTGGCGAAACTTTTAAATTGATTGACCGCGATCTGGATAAGCTGATTGCAAGTCTAGAGAATCCAAATAAAGGCTCAACCGATAATTTGCTTGGAAAGGCTTTTGAGCAAGTCAAGGCTGAAATGATTGGCATGATGGAACAACAAAATCCAGGTTATGCCGATATTTTACGCAATGCGGATGCGGCTTATCGCAAATTGGCTTTGCTCGGCAAAGCGTCAACCAGTTCAGTCGGCAGTGAATTAGCCACTCCAGCTAATCTTTTGCAGCAGTTACGCGCTGAGGACACTTCATCGTGGAAAGGCGGCTTTGCAATGAACAAAGCGCCGTGGACGGATTGGGCGCGTCAGAATCTTGAATTGATGGGGAATAAATTTCCAGAGTCAGGAACCGCCGCGCGATCTTCCATTGCTGATTTGTTTGCGGCTGGCGTAGGGCATCAGTTGGGCGTGTTGCCAGAGGCGTTAGCAACTTATGCTGTATCAAAGGGAATCTGGTCGCCAGCAGTGCAAGATTTTCTAGTTGAGCAAGCCATGAGGCAACCAGGCCCAACACGCGCAAAAGCGGCTATGGGATTGGCTGGCATGGCACGTCCAGCATCTACTATCGGCGCAGCTTATTCTACTAACAGGTAAACAAATGACAACCTACCTTTGCCCAATCCTCCAGGATTCCCAGTTCACTGATAACGGTAACTTCCTAGCATCTGGTTTAATCTGGTTTTATGAAGCCGGTTCTACTACACCACTAGCGGCTTACACAACGCAGTCAGGTGTATCGACGTGGACTAATCCAATAGTCTTAAACGCACGCGGTGAAACTGGCGGCACAATATGGTTAGCGGCTGGTCAGGCTTATAAAATAGTGCTAGAAAACCCACCGGAATACGGTGACACTCACGGCGTGGTTATATCTACGTTTGACAACGTGCAAGGCATCAACGATCCGGCCTCACCTACCGGCGGAACGGCTCAGAACTGGTATACCTTTGCAGGCTCTCCGGTTTTTGTGTCTGGAACTCAATTCACGTTAACCGGCGATCAAACCAGCACGTTTCAAGTCAATCGCAGAATCCGCACACAGAACAGCGGCGGCGTACGTTACAGCACAATCACGGCGTCAGTTTATACTACCTTAACAACTGTCACTGTCGTTAACGATGCTGGCGTGCTAGATGTTGGCCTCAACAGCGTTGATTATGCGCTGATTGAAATGGGAAACAATCCTAGTATTCCGCTAAATCAGCGATTATTTACGACAAGTTCGCCGACGTTTGCTAGTGCTACGATTCCGACTGTTACAGGTAATTTGGTAGGAAACGTCACTGGGAATGTAACAGGCAACGCTACTACTACGAGCCAAACCAACTTTAGTGCTTTGACTTTGTTAACGAGTCAAGTTTGGGCAAATAATAATAACCCAATATCAAATTTGGGATATGCCAATTTTGCTAATGGATTATCTATAAGGTGGGGTACAGTTACGTTAACTGGCGCAACAACCGTTACTTTTCCATTGGCTTTTAATACCGCTTGCGTAGCAGTCATTGCAACGCCAAATATAACGCCACAAATTATAACAACTGGCTCATACACAACAACTACTTTTGTAGGTACTAACACCGCTGGATCGGTTGCAGTTTCTTATATTGCCATAGGGTACTAACATGTCAACATATTACTATGCGCCGTCAACTCAAGGCTTTTATCTTGACGGTTTGAATCAACACATCCCAGACGATGCAATCATTATTACCGAACAGAAATGGACTGAGTTAGTAAACGGAAAAGCCGCAGGCCAATTGATTGATGTTATTGACGGCGTACCTACGCTAGTCAATCCACCCGCACCAACACCAAGCGAGATTGTAACGGCTCAGGAATCGGTCGTACGCGCTTATCTGAACGTTGGCGCTGCTCAACGGCACTATGACAGCATTACCACCGTGTGCAGCTATTCAACTAGCACTAATTCAGTGTTCAAGGCTGATGCGGATGCGTGTATTCCTTGGCGCGATGCGTGTTGGGAACATTATCTAATTTACGTGCAGACTGTCGCCGCAGGCGCTCCGGTGTGGACTGATGCAGAACTGATTGCGGATCTACCTGTTCTGGTGTGGCCCAATGTCTAAATTTGGCGTTGCGTTTTCTGAACCGTCCACCTGGCGCGGCATCGTGTGGCTTTTAACCGCCGCTGGCGTGGCGTTAGACGCACAACAGTCGCACGCCATTGAGATTGCTGGCGCTGGAATTGCTGGCTTAATTTCAGTATTCTGGAAAGATAAATGAAAACCAATGAGGCAGGATTGGCGTTAATCCGTCAGTTTGAAGGTTGTCGGTTAAAAGCGTACAAGTGTCCGGCTGGCGTTTGGACTATTGGCTACGGCTGGACGCATGGCGTTAAACCAACTGACCAATGGACGCAGGCCCAGGCCGAGGAGATGCTGGTAAAAGGATTGGATCAATACGAGAACGCGGTGCAATCAGCAATTGGCGCACACGTAACCACGAGCAACCAGTTTTCCGCACTTGTAAGCATTTGTTACAACATAGGCGCGGGAAACTTTGTAAAATCATCCATGCTACGTCACCACAAAGCTGGCGACTATCAAAAGGCCGCTGATGCGTTCCTGTTGTGGAACAAGGCTGGCGGCAAAGTATTGAATGGTTTAACTAAGCGCCGACAAGCCGAACGTGCGTTATATTTGGAGGATTAGCTAGTGTCCGATGAAAACCTGAAGATTATAGACACTAGCGAATCACTGACCAAAGAGGAATTGCAAGAACTCAAGAAACTGGCGGCATTGTCAAAATCCGCCAGAGTGTTTATGAGTTTAGTGTTCGCAATCGTTGTGTTTGTGGGTTTTGATAAGTTGTTTGAATGGTTTAAGAGTTCTCACGGCGTGGGATAAGGCCGTGATGTTTTTCTGCAAAACGGACGCCAAGAATAAAAAGCTCGCATCCGCTGATGCGGGGATCGTCCTCTATTGCTTTTATGTAAGCCTTCCACGCATCATCATCCGTCATCGGCTTTCTTGTTGGCTCGGGTCTAGTGTAGAGTGGGATAATTTCACCAAAATTTATTTCATCCATGCTTAACAGTTCAAAAGTTCCATCGGAATGAATTAAACCCACAGGCTCCGCTTCTGGCTCGGCGTCAAGATAAACAATGATTTCTTGAATGGTTTTACCAAAAACAAAGCCATGTTTGTCCCACTCTTCAACAACGCGTTTCAATAGTTCGGTTGCGTTACTCATTCTCTTCCCCTCAATAATTCCCCGCGTTGCTTTGACCTAATCAGCGTTATGTACAAAACGTCAGCAAGACACTCCACGTTATCCACAAGTTCTGCTGATACGCTTGTGTCGTCTTGTGTGTGGTACGTTTTGGTCATAGGGTTGTAACGAATCAATTGATTATTTGTTTGTTTTTGTTTACTCATTCTTCCTCCAACGCTTTTAGTGCGGCCTTGACTTTTGTGTTATCAAAATGCTGTGTGGTTATGTAATCACCATCTATATCTGTGTATCCACTAAAACGGCAGGTCTTCAACGCCTCGATCAATCCGTTTACTAAGTCTGCGCGGATGTAGGGAATGTCATGAGAACTCTCATTTTCAAACCAAGCACCCATGTCACCAACCCAAATCTTCTTCGGTGCTTCGTTCATGAAATCACCCATGCAAAAAACTTAAAGACTATGTACGCGCCTCCTGCAAAAGCGCCAGCACTGACGCGGCTGGCTTGCGATTGTCGGTCGGTACTTTCGCCTATCGTTTCCATACAAAAAATTAAAGCCCAACCGACTAATGGGTGCCGCCCCAGTGGTTCCAATACTCCCATTAAAAATAGGTAAGGGCGGCATTGAAAACTTAGGCCATTAAAGCGGCCCAACTGATAGGAAACAATGACTCTATTAACGCGCTGATTGCTAGCGCCACGTCGCGCGTTTCTTTCTGTGCGTGAGGATCAAGCCGCAACTTACAGACTCTAGCGAAAAACACGAGGCTACCTGTCCATATCCATGTGGTTTCACAGCATATAGGAATGACCACACGCGCTTGTTCGGGGCATACACCCATTTCAATCAAGTAGTCGTATGTAGCCAAACACTGATCCATTAGTTGATTTATGTGTTCCTGATCGACTTCTACCAACTCATCGCTTGAGCCTTGCTTTATGTTCTTAGCGGTTTTGCGCCATTTAGTAGGCACATCAAGCACAGGCGCGGTTGACACATAACGCCTGCTAACTTCGTTTACCACGCCCCCAACTTGATGCTTGGCAAGTTGCCGCGCTACGTATATAGGCATCGTCACCCTGAACTTGATGCTTGTGTGTGCGAACGGAGTCCAGTGTTTGTGCTTTGCTAGGTAATTAATCAGTTTTTCATCCTGTTCTGACAAAATAGGTGCCCAGTTCCAGTCAAATTCCAATTCAGATTCTTTGTCAAAGGACACGCGCGCCGCATTAACTACGCTTCGATCATCGCCCATGTGATCTAGTAATTCAACGTGCATTATCAGCCTCCGTAAGCGCCTGTGAAACGGCATAGCGCAGATTAAAGTGCCATGCTTTGGTTGGTACAGAACATTGGTTTTCTTCCCACAATCGCCGGTAAGAAGGGTACTTGATAGTGCCACTTGGTACTACGCACCTGACGTAAAAGTCATCTTTTGACACGCAAATCAGCCCTTTCCTGATTGACACTTCGACGCCAGGAATTTGGTTCAAAGTGCCAAGCACGCGATGCGTGGCTTGATTTGTTTTGCTATTTATCATGGCTTAACCCGTTAGCGGCTTTAGTAAAAGCGGCTGATATGTCTAAAAAAAGAGTTTGCAAGACGTGCGTGTTGTCTAAAGGTTTTCCAATTGTATGAACAATTATCGGTTGTTGTTCAAAAATATCAGATTTCCATCCAGGCCTTTTTGTTATTGTAAAATTCCATGCGGTTTTGCCGTCTGCACGAATGTGACTAACAAGCAAACCTTTGTCTCTCATGTAACAAAGTTTAGCACTAATAATCTTACGCGCTTTGATTGAACTCATATGTTTATAAGCGCCGTTTTCCGTCAATTTTACATAAACGTCATTGGTGCTTGCCGGTAATGACATTGATTTTAATGTCTTTTCTAGCAAATCATATATCGTCGATTGAGCCATAAATTTCCCCTTGTTTGTTAAGTTGCCAGACCCTCACATTCTGCGACTCACGCAGCGCACTCGACTGGCTCCGGCGATGGTGCAAACTCCACCGGCTGATTCATATCCTTGCATCAGAGATACAGTCAAGGCTCCATATGCCGAGACTTTTGTAACAGATCATCTAATCTGATTATTGTGCGCTCAATCTGCCACCACAGAATGCGGCGGCGGATAGCGCGTAAGATTGGCGTGGGTTTAACTGCTTTTGGTATGGTTAAACCGTAGGTGTCCAGCAAATCTCCTTTCATTGGTAAGCGACTCATTGAGTTGCCCACAAAACCAGAATAATTCCAAACGATCCGCCCACCACAAGATGCACTGCGGCCAGTAGCAATGTTTCTTTCATGGTTTTATCCCCTTAAAGTTCTAGTTATTAACAAATCGCGGTGGATCCGGTCAATGTTGGTTATTCTGCCAGCCATGACGTAGCCAGCCATAGCGTATCCAAATGAACCGACGGCGATTGATGTCGCCAGTGTCACTATTAACACGAATATAATCATGTGAGTCTCCGGTTAGTGCGCCGTCCTTGGCGCAAATTATTTAATTGATTTCTAATGGAAGGTTGTATGATTGGGAATAATCCCAGTCAGCAAATTCTCTAACCCCGTTTTCTTCGGGGTTAATGATTCCATCCCACAAGACTTTCTCTCCGGAAGCTAGGCGAATCGTGGCGCAGTTGTCCACGACAACTGCTCCTTCGAGCAACATGAAATCGTTAATTTTTCTCATTTGAGTCTCCTTGTATTTGCTTCAGCGGATTACCTCGGCTTGGTGAGTACAATACAACTACACCAAAGTGTCGTCAACAACTTTTTTGCTAATTTCGCCACCAGGAACGAAAGTTTTTTATTGCGCTAATGGTTGTGCGCGAAACCTCAAACTTGCGTCCCACCTCGGCGCAGCTTATGCCGTCATCTAACAGACCGCGAATGAGCTCCACGTCATGCGCTGTTAGCTTGGCGTGGTGGTGTGTTTCGCCATAGGTCGGCATCAACCGTTGTTCACGTTCAAACGGTAGCTGGCGTTGCGCCCTGCTTTGACGTACCTGGATCAACTTGCATTGCTTGCACCAGGACTGTAAATATCGTCCCTGTTTTTGTGTATAAAAGTCTGTAATCGGCTTAACTGTCCTGCACTTGGTGCATTGTTTTGAGTCCATATTCTGTTCACTACTTTGTTATATTTTCCGTCACGCTTGTATTTGATCGTTGTTGGCGGAATGCCTTTGTTTAGATTGCCAGCTTGGCGAATCAAGTCATCATCTAAACTCGCGTCAGCCTGTTGTGCAATCGTGACTATTTCTAAGCGTGACTTATGTCCAGCATAGCCGTCATGCAAAACAGGGAAAAATTCGGTTATTGGCTGAACGTCCATTCGGTCGCTGTAATAGCGCACTGATAGCATGTGCTTACCACTCGCCTTACTGATGTACTTCTGCCAATGCCAATCAATGACAGTCATTTCAGTGGCTTCTAGCCCCATAATATCCGCGTCACTTAACTGCAATTCTTTCTTTTTTTTGACAAAAAAAACCGCTTTACATGACGGACATGTATTTGTTGCGATAGCCACAATTTCACCGCATATCTCACACATTTTTGTAGGCGCTTGCCCTTCGCCTTGCTTGGCTTTATTTGGCGGCTCTACAGCGGTTATAGGCCCGTGTTGCTCCACCACACCGGCAAAATCCAGCACTAAACAGTGATCCGTGTGTGACTTCGGACGCAAACCACGGCCTGCCATTTGCACATATAGACCTGGCGACATAGTGGGACGCAGCATTGCTATCAGGTCAATGTCAGGATAATCAAACCCAGTCGTCAGAACATTTGCGTTAGTCAATGCTTGAATCTTGCCAGCTTTGAAATCTAACAAGATTTGCTCGCGCTCAACTTTTGGAGTGGTTCCCAAAACACATTTCGATGAAATGCCTTGCGCTTTAAGTTCGCCAGCAATGTGTTCAGCGTGTTGCACGCCAGCGCAAAACAAAAGCCATGCTTTGCGATTTCCAGCTAATTCCTTAATTTCAGCAACAACGCGCTGATTGATTGCGTCAACATCAACGACCTGCTGTAACTCGCGCTCTATGTACTCACCGCCGCGCTTATGCACGCCTGTAATGTCCAATTGGGTTCGAGTCACTTTTGACCGCAACGGCATCAAGTGACCCTTGCTTATCAGTTCCTCAATAGTCACCGGTTCAATCAATGCGTCAAAAATTGCAGGCTTGTCTGTTATCAGGCCGTGTCCTAATCTAAACGGCGTAGCAGTTAAACCAATAACGCGCAACGCGGGATTGATAGCCAGTAAAGAGGCTAGTAACGTCCGATAGCCGCCTTCATCGTTGTGATTGACAAGGTGACATTCATCTATAATGACCAAATCGACATGCCCAACTTGATCCGCGTGTTTTCTGATTGACTGAATCCCTGCAAACGTAATGGGTTCCCCCAATATCTTCTGACCCATACCGGCTGAATAGATACCCATAGGCGCATTAGGCCAGTGCTGACGCATTTTTTGCGCGTTCTGTTCCAGAACTTCTTTTACATGAGTAAGAACTAAAATTCTTGTTTCAGGCCAATTTTGTAAAACATCTTTGCATAAATATGCAATCACATGACTTTTCCCTGCACCAGTTGGAAGCACTAAACAAGGGTTGCCATTATTTTCACATTCAAACCATTTATATATTGATTGAATAGCTCTTAATTGATAATCACGTAATTTTTGCATTGTGTTTTTTAATATATTGTGATGCTTTTAAAAACAAATTTTCATTTTCTTGCAATAAACCAATTGCTTGATTGCATTTTTGACACAACAATCCCCTTACTTTTCCTGTTGCATGACAATGGTCGATGTGATAACAATTAGCAATGTTATTGCAACAAATGACACATTCAGAATTGTGATTTTTTAACATCAATTCAACATCTTGTTGTAATAAACCATACAATTTCAAAACCCTAGACCATTTAGCATTTTTAGACCTGACTTGCATTGCATTTTTTGAACACTCAACACAATTGTTTGATGTTATAAATCTTTTGTAATGCCCAAATGGGCATGAATCAATTGAATCATAATGTAAATGTCCAGAATTATGAGCTTCTAATGCTAATATATGATTTTCATGAGATCTTTTTGATGATCTTCCTTTGTGTTTAATTTCTACATTTCCACGAATGTCTGCAATGCACTGAGAACAATTTCCAGAAGATGCGTATCGAGGCGATAAATGGCCTTTTAAACATCTTTTGCCGGTAAAATATAATGTTTCTCCAAGTTCCCTAGCTCGAAAACCAGTAGCAGGTAATTGTGAAAATTTTTCATGAAATTCGTGTGTTTTTGCCATGATGTACTCACGTTAAGTAAAGGTGCATCATAACACATTCATCCAACTACTCTCCCACCTAACACGTCGCGGATTGCCTCGCTAGTATTGTCAGGATTAGCGCACGCGCTAGGATTCGCGAGTATTTCACGGCTAGAAAACACAAAAGCATCGGGTTCGCCGTTACGCACTGGTTTTCCGTTAATCTCAAACGTCAATTCATTCTCGTTGTGATCTATTATTTTCCATCCCACAAGGTCAGGATGCAGCAAATGCGACTCGCAACCTGTGCGCTGAAACTCAACAGGAATCTCAGAATCATTATGCTTTGCACACGTCCAGGTGCTTTTGTCTGTCGCAGTTGAATGGCAACACGTCCGACAATTAACTTCCTTCGTTGTGTGACTCTTGTGGCAAAAGTCATGCGCCGCGCACATTTTGCAAATATACCAACTAGGATCAACGCTCATTGGTTCCGGCATACGGTCAGATTGCACCAAGCGTTTACCGCGATCTATATACCTTTGTGCTATTTCCTTATTAAGTCTGACTCGTTCTGTATAGATTTCGTCATTATCTTTGCATATCGAGTAATATAACGCTCGGTCAATTTTCAATCCCAACATGTACAATTGAATCTGTATGTAATGTTGCGGCTTAGATTTTTCTACGCCATTCTTTTGCAAGTCCTCAAAAGACTTTTTGCTGTGCGTCTTGCACTCCAAAACGTGATACTTTAGCGGCGCTTCAGGTACGCCAGCGGTGATAACACCGTCCACGCTTCCTGATATGTGCCAGCCAAAGTCAACCGATGATTGGCGATCACTAACTTTGACGCCAACGGCTCGCAAGTCTTGCAAAATGGTTGATTCCTCTAGCTGGCCTCTGCGAAACAGCCTTAAGATGCGTCCGTCAAATTTTTCAATAACCGCCCACCTGAATGAGATCCACAAATAGCGGTCGCAAGGATGACCCAAGATTGAGCAACCCATGTGCGGGCGCGGCGGCTCTTGCGTATCGGCATGATGCTGGTCAATCAAACCGGCCAACGTGATTTCTGGTTCAGGTATTTTCATTTGCTTACCTTGTATTAAAAGCCATCCTTGGCTATGTTGATTATGTTATTTCTTTGCCCAAGGCGGTGCGCCAGCACTTGATGCTGTAGACGGCGCACTGATCGGCATCGTAGGACGTGGTATCGCGCTACCCTCAATGGCTTTCCATGCGCGTATATCGTTGCCAGGCCCATATTGGTCAGATTGCGTAACCTGAACCTTTATGCTCAGTTTACCGCCAATAAAGTCATCAGTGTCGCTCAAGCGTGACAAACCGATTGCTCGCATAATGTCACCCAGTTGTTGCCGTCCGATTTCTTCGGCTTTTGGGTTCGCGTTGCGTATATTGATATTGCCAAACACGTAACGGCCCGCATGGGTAGGCCCAAGCACTTCATATTTGAGCGCAATCATCTTACCACCGCTCTTAGTCGGCCTGATTTCAGCGGAATTTATTGAAGCCATATACCAACCCGCCGGTAGCGGCTCAAATGATGGTTGGCTGACGGGTAAACTGTCAAGGTCAAATGATTCATCTAATAGCATGATGTTTACTCCTTAATTGTAATTGTAAAGCTGGGACGCCCTGGCGTGGTTGTAATGGCATCCAAAAGGGGATCGGTTATGGTGTGGTCAGCGGCCTTCCACGCTGACATTGAGAGTTCAGGCTTCCACCTGAACAGGGTAGCCAAATGATCGGCTAGGCCATGCTCGGCAGCGATCTCCAAAAGCCGCTCATCGTCAATCTTGCGGTTCATCCTGCAAACCGCCTTGATGATGATAATTCCTTCCTTGTGCGTTACGGTTCCTTCCTCATCTTCTTGAATCCGCATAGCTTTAGCAAGATCATCCTCGATAGCGCGTCTTTTTTGAGTTGCGGCCTTTTCGCTGGCCTTAGCGATCAGCCATTCTTGGCTCAGTTTTTCTATGGTCATTTTACAAATGCCTCATGAATTGGTTTATTTAAACGATAAATTCTTGAATGCAGAGTAGAATAATTTATTCCTAAACATTCAGCCCAATCAACTAAACATTTTGTAACACCTTGAAATTCAATAATTTTTGAATTTCTTCTGTTTTTTGCTTGTGTGTTCATAGTTGCCCACCTGCAATTTGATGGTTCGTAATTGCCATTGACATTGATTCTATCAATAGTGTGTCCTTTTGGTTTTTTTCCCATATCAAAATAAAAATTTTCAAAATTCTCAAGCCAATCTTTGCAAACTGTAATGCCTCTACCTCCATAATGATTAAAATCTTTAGAATTTGAGTTTGTGCATCTGGCAATCATGTTTTGCCACGTTTTATATTCGCTTGTCTCAGTTAAGCCGTGTTTATAGTTTCGTTCAATCAAACGTTTTTTTGCTAAACAGCCGCATGATTTTGTATAACCATTCACTAAATTTGATCTTTTTGTCGTGATGACATTCCCACAATCACATTTACATTCATAAGTTGTTTTCACGCTCCCACATGGAAAAACTACTCGTCCATTTAATTTAACAACTAACAAACTGCCATATCTATTGTTTGAAATGTCTTTAATTCTGTTGGCTCTAACTTCCATCTAATTTCCCCATAATTGTGTCAATAACAACGCTTAAATTAGGTTCAATCCAAGTTGGTAGCTTACCACTACGATCCTTAGCTGTCCACATGCCGTCCGAATCGCACATAAACGCCCTTTGAGTATTGCCGTCAGCGTCGCGCTCAACTCTTAACGCCAGCACTTCGTCAAAGAAATAGGGCAGTTGTTGCCCTAACTTCTGACCAGGCATTGATGGAGCGTAAAGCATGCGCCCCATCTCATCTTGGCTTTTCTCAACCTTGGCGGTCATCAGTACGTGCTTGCCAGGCAGGTCACGAAATGCGCGGATTAAATCCGTCATCTGTTCCTGCATCGCGCCGTATGCTTGGCGCGGGTCCTTGGTGGCCTTCTTTTCCGTGTTCAGGCACACCTCGGCTATTTCGCTGATTGAATCCAGCGCCACCGATTCAAAGCCAGTGGCCTCAGATGATGTGGTAAGCCATGTGTAGGCTTCCATCAGGTCGTTCATTGAAGTGATTTCAATAAACGGAATGTCAGCGCCAGCAAGAGACAATAGCCCGCCTTCAGCAGAAAGAATGACAGGACTCGGCAGTGTTGCGATGCTGGTTGTTTTGCCCGCACCGCTTGCGCCGTACACGAGCATTTTTACACCGTTGGCAGACAAGCCGTCGGTGCGCTTTAATTGAATAGCCATGTTATTCAACCTCCACAACGCACGCGCTAATGCGCTTGCGCTTTCCTACTTCACGCGCCGCTATTCCGGCGGCGTGATATTGCTGGCGTTTAGCGCCAGTCCTTGACGTGTAACCGACGGGTTTTTCGCCGTCGATTGAAATGACATTTACCACAGACGCCATTCCCGCGCTGATTTTCTCAGCAATAGCGGTAATGGTGACAGACCGCCAGCCAGCTGGCGTGAAAACGCTCGCTTCGTATGCAATTTGCATAATCATCCCTCAGTTATTGCTACGGTCAGCACAATGCTGGTTGTAGCGTTGGTTGCTAACGTCGGCGACACTCCCAGAGTCTTTCTTTCTGGCACCGGCGTTAGCGGTTACTCCCGCCCGTTGAGTTTCGGGAGTGGTTGTATTGTGCTAGTTGTCGCGTATCATGTCAATACTTTTTCACCCGATGAG